TTTATAAAACCATAATGGAAAACAATCCTCGGTATGAAATAGGAACATGGGACGAATGCGAATGTATCAAAGTATTTTACAATACGTTCATTAGTGCAAAAATTGGACTAGTGAACATGATACAAGATGTGGCCATGAAACAAGGAAACATCGATGTCGATGTAGTAACAGGTGCTCTAGCTAAAAGTACTATGCGAATAATGGGTCCGCAGTACATGACTGCCGGCATGGGCGACGGAGGAGCTTGCCATCCAAGAGACAACATCGCCTTGAGATACCTTGCACAGGAATTAGATCTAGGATACGACCTGTTTGATTCTATAATGCAGGCTAGAGAAATACAAGCAGAAAATCTAGCCAAAGAGCTAGTTAAACATGCCGAAGAAAATAACATGAGCATCTTTATACACGGTAAAGCATATAAGCCCGGAGTTGAATATTGTGATGGTAGTTATAGTTTGTTAATCGGGCATTACTGCGAAGCACTAGGATATAAGCCTACGTACATAGATCCGTTAACTGGTGATGATATTAGAGGATGTTTCGGGGTAGTACTGTTAGCACACAATAGAAAGATAACCTACGAGTATAGAGGCTTTGAGGAATCTCAGAATCTGTATTGTAAAATAGAAAAAGGGTCAATCGTAATTGACCCTTGGAGAATGTTTAAAACAGAAGACTCTAGCATACAAGTCATCTATTACGGAAATACTAGAAAATAGTTTTTGTTGAATCGGATATATCCTTTTTTAATTTTTCAATATCCACCTTAAAATCTATTTTTTTAATTTCGTCTTTGTATTCTTTTAAAGTATCCAATAATTTGTCGGCAATCGAGTCAGGGGTTTCCTTTGACAGTTGATCCCTGACGTCGATTTCCCAGACCCGTCCGTTCGTAAATTCGATATGAACGATAATTAGATATGCGATCGGCATGGTATTCATGTATAAGTCTTCGAATACCTCCGGCCACTCTTTAACAAGATGTCGTGGGGGCCTAAACAGCGGATTAGGCATCAACAGATTCACTTACTTTAGTAATTTTCTTTTTAGGTGGATCTAGTGAGTCAGCTTCTTTACGTAGTCTAGCAGCTTCTTTGTACATGGCATCTGCTTGGCTTCGATACCCCTTGGCGATGTCTTGATCGCTGAGTGCCTCGTTTACAGTCGCTTGCAGCTTTTCAGCTCTCGGAATATTTGGCTCTCCAACTTCTCTTCCTAGATCTGTTACTTTAACGATTTCTTCAACAGTGGCATCAGTTTTCTTAGGAGAACCAGATACAAACGTGCATAAGTCGTCAACAGCGCAATTTTTCTGTTCTGCAATTAATGTGTTTAATTGGTGCAGACTAATAACATCGTTAGGAGTTGGAGTCATATCTATACTGTCAGTTGGCACTTTTTGTAATATACCATCTGCTCGCACTGCCTGCAACATAGGGCGTCCATCGGGGAATGTTCTATAAAACATAATTTCACCGAACTCAAATGCCTGCTGTGCCTGATCGCTTTCTACGACTTTCATGATGCTATCGTGATATGAATCACTAAGGGCAGGTACAGGCAATACCAATGCCATATTTGATTCTCCCGGCAATGTTCTGAATACTACCAATATTTTAGTATTAGTAGCTCTCATCCTGCCTACGTGTTTAATCGACTGCATATTATGCCTCCTTTTTGCTAACAGATTCGAGGAATGTGTTCAACTTGTTAAAAGTTTTACCTACTGCCTCTAGCTCTGCTGCTTTAAACGCCCCTCTTTGTGATGCTACTTCGATGATGCTTTTTAGTGCAACTAGATCACTGATATTAAGATCAGCTGGCGGTTGCTGGGGTGCAGCCTCTGGTTGCACAGCTTCTTGTTTTTGAACTTCTTCTGTCATTAATTTCTCCTTAAATATGGACATGCGAGCATAAAGTATGTTAGCTCTTTTTGATCTTCAAAGGCCACAAACGTGGTCGACTTCAAATTCCCACTACCGTCGATAGAAGGCATTTTTGCAATGCAAAATCTTCCTTTTAATTTAACAGAAACCCAATTTCTAATCTGAGTATCATAAAAGTCATGATCGGCGATTTTGGTCTTAGCAAAGTGAGGCGGCAATATTGTCATCTCTCTTTGTTTCAGAACATCAATAGGGTTTAAGTCAAACATAGTGAAATATTTATATGCTAGTATTATTGGTCGATGGATTCTTGGCTAAGTCTTTTGGCCAATGCTTTATTATGGCCCATTTTTCTTATATCTCCGGAAAATAGATATAGTTCAAATGCTGATTTTTCTTTTAATACCACGATATGTTTTTTAGTGATGAAAAATGGTGAATCGATAAAGTTATCTAACCAAACTAGAACCTGCGGAGTGAATGAAAACTCTTTAGGAAAATCTATTTTGTAAGTTTTAATTTTAGCATGTTCTTCGATAAACTGCAAGGCATGTTCGGTCAAACGAAGCCCGCCTGTGTCTTTATTACGGAAGTTCCACCACCAAACACTTTTGTATTTTTTGATTGTATCTTGGTCGGCATCGATGTTCGCTGCCTGTAAGAACACCCGAGTGTAGGCATCCTTGGGGTCCATTATTATCCTACCTTTTCACCTTGAGTAAGTTTATATACTTCAAACTCGGCAGTTTTAAAAAGTCTGTTTAATTTTTTAGCAAGATTGTATGCATGACCGGGATTTGAAAAACTTACTTTTTTATATTTAGGTCCCGGGTAGCTCGTTACGAAACTACCGCTCTTTAAGTTAAACGGTTGGCCTTTATAAAATACAGCCCAAATGGCTTCGCTATCAAGAATCTGTTCGACTTTGAACGTTTCCTTGTTAGTGTATTCAAGCATTATTTTGGGTTTTGGTCTACTCATATATACGTGTTTCCTAATTAACCACGTATATATTTATACCTAATTGAAGCCACCGCCGTCGAACTTAACGTCGATCTTGGTGGTATTTTCCTTGATTTCGGATAACAGTTGATGTATTTCCTTAACTGTAGAACCTAATTTGCTAGTCATGATAGCCAATTCAGCTGTTAGTTCACGTGCTTCCTGAATAGTTATACGTATGTCTTTCTGTTGACTTCTTTCAGCAGCAGACACTCGTTGAAGTAATTTCTCAACACTTGGCAATGTTGTGATATTATTTTGAGACATTGGAAAGCCTCTGCTTCATCTCTAGTTCTGTTTTAAATGGACCTTGATATTCGTATCGCTGGAGTGTGATAAGTTTAGGACAGAAACTCTTGACCCAACCTTTGTCAAATTTAATTACGTAGTATCCTGCACAGTAAAGACTCTTACTGTCTCCGCTCTTGGTGAACAGTGGAAGTTTTCTTTTAACATCGAACATGGCATTGTGAGGAGTTGTGCTAGTGATGTATCCGTGTACTTCGTTTGGCTCAGCATCATCAGCTTCTTTAATAATTTTAGCGATAAAGAAATCTTTACCAAACTGTTTGGTTAGACTTTCTTTAGTTTCATAAATTTTAATTCCAGTCTCATTGCTCATCACAAAACGATTATCTTCGTTCTTTCTTAGAGTGGCGAACTTGGCACCGTCCTTTTCAACGATCCAGAATTTGTTTTCAATAATGGGTTTTGCATGTAAGTCTGTCATAGTGTGTACCTCGCATTTAATGGTTCGGCATAACTAGCTGCCTGATCTGCAATCTTTTTAAGATCATACAGATGACAAAATTTCATAAGTCTAATACCAACCTGGCTGATATTCTTATTTGCAGATGTAGCTGTGTTGATAGTTTCTTTAATGATATTTTTAATATCTTCTGGCTGGTGAGCAAGATCGATTAGTCGACGATTACGTTCGTAATCTTCTAACACACGATGTTCTTTGCCTTCGTGATCAGTCCATCTCTGAAGCATGAGATTGTTCCACGCATATCCTTTGGTGCCACGATCTTCGAACGCCTCAGTAAGACCCACTTTTTTGCTTGTGCCTTTAGTACGCACACCTGGATACGCCGAGAAGACATTATCACTGGTATCACCACGCATACACTTTTCAAACAGGAGCCATTCCGGATCCGGGGCTTTTTTTGCTTCTTGTGTTTTTTTGTCAATAACAGGCCGGCCTTTGTCATCGAATATTCCTTCGTGCGTGATAGTCTGTTCCATAACACCATTGTACTGTTTCACATTTGGTGCAATTAATTGTACGAAGTCTGTATCAGTGCTGATAACAACGTGATTATCATCAGGATGGCTCTGTATCCACCCTGCAATAAGATCGTCTGCTTCTAATTGCGGATGTTGCATAACAGTACAATTAGTTTTTTCAGTTACAAAGTTTTTAAACTCGTCAAATGCTTCCCAAAAGACTTTTTCTTCTTCTGCTTCTTTGACAGTGTGTGCTGCACGAGCATCTGAACGATTGCGTTTGTACGGAGCATAGTAGTCCTTACGCCACGAACGACCTTCTAAGCAGAAAATAACATGACTGCCGTTAAACTGTTGCCATGCTTTTCTGATAGAGTTTAGTGTAATATGGAATGCCATGCCCAACTTAATGTCAGCATCACCGTTGATAACGTGCCTAGCACGGAAGAATGTATTAGCAGTATCAACTAAAATATAGGTCATTTATTGTTTCTTTTCACATTGTTTATATCAATAACACCTGTATTAACAGGACCACCGTAGTCTCCGTCGACTACGACATTTGCACAGAGTTCTCTAAACCAACGATCGACGATTTCTTCATCTAAATCACCTTCTTCACCGTATCCCTCTTGCTTTAATTTTAACACAAAAAGGTCGTTCCAGTCAAGCTCAAAGAATCCATTTCTGATGTTATCTTGGTTTACATGAGTTTCTAGCACCCCTACCCATGGTTCTTTCTTGCGGCTGGCTCTTTCTTTTGGAGTTAATTTAGCTAAATCTTCTTGATCTTTGGCAATGTTAGCAGCTTTCTCAGCTTCTTCTAACCTTCGATTGGCATCAATTAGATCTTTTTCTGCTTTGGCTATCGATTCTTCGAGCTTGTCTAGTCCAAACAATTTTTTGATAATTTTCATTAAGTTCCCCACTCATTTTTAAATAACGGCACTTGTAATCTATCACTGTAGCGTAAGCCGTTCTTCATGGCTAAGTCTGCTACACGACGATTGTTTAATGCATATACGCTTTCTACACCGCCCACTGGCATTAGATATACATGACCTTTAAATCCTGCTTTACGATATTCAATAACTGCACGTTTAGCATCTTCAAAATCTTCTTCCGTAGCAATAACAAACTTCAAATATGCTGTACCAACTTCTTCGTATTCGCAAACAACTTCCGGAAGAATCGCTTCTTCCCACTTTTCGCCACTGCAAGGAAGTTTAGCACTTACTGAGAATGTAATTTCTCTACTGGCAAATGGAGGATTCTGTGCCCATTGTTTTAGATACTGTTTAAAGCTCTCGGATAACTTCTGAGTACCATTTGTTTCAAAAGTAATTTCTTTTAACTTGCCCATCTTTGGATGATTTAGTAAATCAGGATAGGCTCGCTGCCAACCTAACAACGGTTCGCCACCTGTGATCACCAAGTGTGCAGTACCCCACTCGTTGTTTGGCAATATTTCCATGGTACGTTCTACAATAGCATCGCTTGTAAGCATTGGACTAAGATTCTTAAAGTCGGGATGCCAACTTGCATAACTATCACACCCTGTACTAACTAACGGAAGTTCTTCGTATTTCTGAAATGGATGCATGGCATTCATAACTGCAATATCGTCTGCTTCTTTGCTCAGTTCACCACGCGGCATACCGAAGCCTGCACATTTAAAGTTGCAACCAAATGTACGTAGAAACACAGACGGAACGCCCATGTAGCGTCCTTCACCTTGTATGCTGTAGAACAGCTCTGCTATTTTAATTTTGCTCATTGTTTATTATACCTTTATTGATGAAAGTTGTCAAGTCTTCTTTGACCAAAGTCCATGAGCCGTCTTGATTGTCAATCCAATGTAAACTATCGCCCTCTTTCCATCCAGCTTCGTCTAGCAGATCCTTGGGCAAGGGTAAGATACCATCGTCTTCAACTGTTAATGTCCATGATTTCATACTGATATCGACTTTTTACTTTCTTCTTGTTGACGCTTCCATTCTTCGTAGTGCAATCTTCTACATTCTTCTTTAACTTTGTTCGGAATATCGGGATGCCATTCTGCCATTCCGCAGTCGTAATATCTACCTTCTGATTTGACCGTAATCAAAAAACAGACCATAAGAGCTACACCTAAGATAATAATTATCACATCTTTTATAGTTGGTCGCTGATCATTATCTTGCACAATAATGCTTCTCTCTCGTCGTTAAAAAAGAACTTCATGTTATCTTCACTTACTTCTGTGGTGTACTTATCGCCCGGAAGACCGAAGTGTTCGATTATACGAGCACAGATTTCATTCCACCACATGGTACTTTGGCCATTCCACGGAACACATATCTGATTTTTCATCGCTGATACTCTACACGTTCTTTAGGAAGATCATCTTCGCGTACAACAAACTCACGGCCGCCAAGACTGCCTGCAAATGCTTTAGTACGTTCCATATAAACCAATCGTAGTTTAAGGGTTTGAAACGCAACGTCTAAGAATACCTTAGGCTTATATCCTAGTATGTGCATGTCGAAGTCTTTGCCTGCATCTGTGCAGCGAACTTTGATTTTAGAATCGATCATTTAGTCCACCATTCTTCGAACGGAAATTCAATCCATACTGGATGTTCTTCTTTGTTAATTTCCTCACCCACATAATCCATTCTAATCGCAGACTTACTAGCTAGGTTATCGAATACAGTGGCGAATCGAACATTAGTATTCCATATGTTGTCCCATTCTGGATCGTTGGGGAAACATCCGCTAGGCCAATCTTTTAAAATCCAATTAACGGTAGCGCCAGTGTCGTTAATGTCATCAACGATTAATATTTGTTTGGCTGTGCTATTTTCAAACAAAGACATAGGATTGCCTTCATAAAAGTCAACCTCATCGTGCGGATTTCCAAAAGCATCTTCAGCCATCCATAGATTGCTTTCTGTAGCATGTTCGCCACCGTTATCACGTAGACTGACTTTTAATGCTTCACAAGGAATATTAAAATATTGGCTGATCATGACGGCAGGGAGTAAACCTCCCCGGGTGATGCCAACTACATAGTCGGGCCGCCAATCGCTTAATACAATGTCTCTACATATCTTTCCAACTAAGTTTTGAAACTCGTGCCAACTTACTTTACGCTTTTCCATGTTTCTCTCTACGGTTAATCATATAGGATTCGTTCTGTACCCATTGATCGTTTACTAAAAAACCCCATTCTCGCTTTTGCGGACCGGGCATGAATAGTGTCCATGCAGTTATGCCTGGCTTTAACTCTACTCGATGATACGAATTAGAACTGCAAATACGGAAATGACCAGGACCTCTCCATTTGCGGATCTCACATGACTTAGTTCCATCGTCGTTAAACTGCGGTATCCATTCGTAGTAGCCACCTTTTAAAATAAGTGTGGCATAGGGCCATGGATGATCGTGAACATCATCTGGATCACCTTTTAAAAACTTATGAAGGAATATGTTAAACGGAAACCGTTCTCGTTCTTTTAGAAAAAGATAGTATCGTTCGAGATACGGCTCGTTGTTAATACGATCCATAATGATTCTCTTACGACCGAATTTTTCTAATAATTTAAGCAACATCAAAAACCTCTTCTCTTAGATAACGCTTGAGCTCTTTGTCAGTTGGTTCTACAGTATAGTTTCTTTTGAAGAATATTTCATATGAATCAGAACCGTATTTTCCAATGCCATATAACATTGTAGCATCTTCGTGCTGCCAAGTCAAGAAGTCATTTGTCATTCCGTGCAGTCTTTTATATCGGACATTAACCATTCCCAAAGGCCATATGACATCTTTTACTTCTTCTTCAGTGGCATTTAGGAATTTATTAGGAGTATTCCATCTATCCATAAAGATCGGAAATACTGTTTTAACTGGTATGCGTCCAGTTTGATTTAACATGATCACAGCTACCATGTGTTGCCAAACACCGTTAACTGTTTGTCCGGCAGGTAGTTGTTGCTGGACCATTAGATCATCACGCAATGGTTTAATCATCTAAATCGGTTCTATCAAGCCAGGCATCTACTTTTGCTTCTGCTTCTTTTTGATTGACTGCATAAACATTAAACCAAGCACATTCTTGATTGGCTCTAATATCAAAAGGAACAGATCCGTTAAACTCCAACGGACCATCTAGCATTCTTTTCACTTCAAACAGTTGTAGGTTCATCGCTCGAGTTATGAGATTGTTAGCAAGTTCCACGGAGTTCATTTTGGCTCCTTGGCTTCTTCTAATCTGTTATTTAGGTCAGTTAATTCCCATTCAGCTAGCTTTTCCCGGAATTCACCTTCTTCGAGTCCGTGCCAGCCAATACACTTACCAGTGGGACTACGACCACACCCGCATCTGCCTATTTCATTTACATCTTCTTTTACTCTTGTCTGCATGATTATTCCTTAAAGTATTTTTCCATAACTTCTAGCTTGTCTACGTATTCTGCAATCAATGCCACTTCTTTTTCAATGGCATCCATAAGATCGGTGTGATCGTGAATAGCCATAGGATTGTTTAACATAATATCTACATTCATTTTATGTTTAAGAATGTGTGCTTCGAAGTGTTGTTTTAAAACACCAATCATTTGTTGTCTCATTTTATCATTCCTCTGGTTTAGGGTTATCTATACTCCACGGCCATGAAGTATTTGGATCAGGCTTAGGTTTAAGTTTTACATTTTCTTCAAAAACTTCACCGGTTATTTCATCACATAGATCAATTTGATACGGTGCAATGATATGTACCGCAGTATCTTCTTCTTGCCAATCGTGTTCTCCGTCGAACAACCAACCAGCATTGCCTTCATAGTAGGCTTCTCGGATTGCTTCTTGTTCTTCTTCGCCGATGTCGTCGCTGAATTCAATTTCGATATTAACACTGTCGTCAAATTCACAGCCCCAACCCACATCTGCTCGGGCATAGGCAACATTGTCTCCTTCCCAAGGAAGATTGCAGTCCATATCCGCTTCAATGAAACCATGTCCCCAACGATATGTTTCGTCGATATTAAACCAACTAACGGTACCGTCTGGATTATTACGAAACATTTCTACATGATAGACGATGCTTTTCTTTTCTAACGGTGTGATGCAATATACTTTACTCATCGTGGTGCAAACTCCTGTTGAAGTTTAATGTTGTCAAAAAACTCTTTCTTTGTGTGAGGATCGTCTTTGAACGAACCTTTTAATACTGTAGTCTGAGTTAATGACGAATGTGCCATAATACCTCGATTCTCACAGCATCCATGGATCGCTTGTACATAGACTGCTACGTTTTCTGATTCTGTAGATTTCATTATTTCTCTTGCAATATCGTTGCAAAGTTCTTCCTGTAGAGTACCACGGCGAGCACACCACTGAGCAATGCGAGTGTACTTGCTTAAGCCAATAAGTTTCTGTGCCGCAATAATTCCAATATAAGCCACCCCAGATACAGGCTGGTGATGATGACTACAAATACTACGTAGCTCACTTCTAACCACGAGCATGCCTTCATATCGGTCGTCTGTGTCGTTTGGAAAAGCTGTTGCTTCTGGTGCTGGTTCATATCTGCCCGCCATTATTTCGTTAAAGTACATCTTGGCTAATCTGCGAGCAGTGCCTTGACTATTAGGATCATTCTCTCTATCGATAAGCAATCGATCTAACACAGTCTCGAATGCTTCTGTGGCTTCATCTATTAGTTTTTCTTTATCGCCGTTGTGTAGGTATTCGCTGATGTTATCTCCAGCCCAAAAGCGTTTGCCTTCACGTTTGAATTTAAATCGAAGATGATCTCCTAGATATGCTTCTTGATAACCGCCGTCGCCTGCCATTGCGTCCAGGCCCGTTTCTTTTTTAACATAAACCGGTTTACCTAGCGGTTCGTATTTGTCCTCAACAAACTTACTAGGATTATGATGGTTCATACTAGGATCGGGTGTGAATTCTTTTGTCAATTATAGTTCTCCGAGTTAATGTCGTGGATGACATATATTATATTATTTTAACATCTCTAATAGTTTATTGCAACTAAAAAAGTTTTCTTTTAGTATATCTACCTGTTTATTTAGGCTAGGTATACGAGTTCTGTAATTTTCCATGTGTTCTATAATTGTTTTACAGATGTCTGGACGATGCACAGTATAGGCGTCAAACGATTCAGTCCATTTGCTAGGATATTTAAATGTGTCCATGGCCATTTCACTGTAGCTAAGTCTATCAGGCACCATCGGAATAGCATCTACAATAGCACCTTCATACCAACTAATGCCCAGTGTTTCTTGTAGGTTGGCACTGAATACCAGTTTAGCTTCGCCTAGTAAGTTATGATATTCATTTTTTGTAAGTTGCTGATCTTGACAAACAACAAATTCATATTGCGGTAAGTGTTGTTTTAGATCACGGAAGATTTCAACTTGTTTTTCTGGAGCAATGCGATGCGGGAACAATATAAGATCACGCTTTGGCATATTCTTATACATTAGCAAAGTATCTTGCATATACTCCATAGGCCATCCTGTTCGAACAACCTTGTCAGTGAATAGAGTGTCATCAAATACAGTCTTGTACATACTTGCTTTACGATCCGGATCGGGCTGGATCAAGTTTTTGTAAAACATATGAATGTGAAAGTCTGTGGCAAAGTAGTTGTGATCAAACGCATGATAGAAACTCTTTTCAGCATGTCTAACCCATGGCCTATCTCCAACAAGTCGTCCTAGAAAGTCTTGTGGATCATAACTGCCAGCATGCCATAAGCCGTGAATTGTAATAGGGATGCTCAGCAGTTCACTCATGTACTTTAAGTTGATGACACCTGGATGCCAAGCATCAGTAAAGATAAAGTGATCGCCCGGCTTAACTGCGCCGCTGCAAAATAAACGACCCATTTGCTCAACCTGGCTGGCCTTGTATATATTAGTGCCACCGAAGTTAAGAAATGCTCCGGGAGTGGTAGCACTAGGAATATCCGTAGGACCTGATATGATGTTGACATCATGTCCCGCCCTTCGTAATAACGCAGGTACATGGGACTTCCATTGTCCCGTGTACCTTGTCTCAACTGCTTCTAGATCAACGAGAAAAATTCTGCTCA